ACGTCTATAACATCACCATCTTTTTTTAATGATACTTCATTTGCAAGATCTAAATAAGTTTCTGCACCTTGTCCTGAAGATTCCATTATTTCTATCGCTGTAGCAAAATCAGCATTATTATTTTCAGCAATTTTTATTGCATCAGCAAAATAAGAATCTAGTGCATTTAATTTAGCTTCAAATGTAGCTTCAGTGTCTCCTAGTTGTGGTATTAGTCTTGTTATTCTTTCTGCTTCTTGCTCTGATACTGCAGCACCTGAAATTGCTTGAGTTACAAATGATGTAGCTTGTTGTATTCTACTTTTCATTCCTGCAAAATCTTTTGCATATTGTGTTCCCATAGCCTTAGTCAATGGAGCAATAGTTCTATAAGATAATGGGCCTACAGGTTTACCAAGTTTTTGATAGTCTCCAGCAATTCTTGATAAAATACTTCTTACTCTTTTACTACCTTGTACAGTTTTCATTTGTTCAGCTGAGGGTTTTGATACAACTGTAATTTTTCCCTTACCATCAATTTGTGCTATTGTTCCTGTTGGCAAATTGTAAGCTTTTAATTCTTTATCAGTCAAAGTTCTAGATCTATCAAGTCCAGTTCCTTTTTGTTTTTCAACAGCTAAAATAGTTGCAGGTAATTTTGATACACCTTCTCCTAAAGCAGATAAAGCGTTTCCAACTCCAGACCCTTTAGCTTGAAGCAGAGGACCAGCCAAAGTTGCTGCGTAAATTGCTTTTTCTTTTGGTGAAAGTGATAATAAACCACCAGTTTGAAAATGTTTAATAGTAGGCTTTATTGATTTAAAATATCTAGCCTTAAACATTTTACGAGTTAATACTTTATCCATCACTACCTCGGTTGCATCATATTATAAGCAGCATAAGCACCTAAACCTGTTCCTGCTGCTTGTGCATATGGATTAGATCCGGGAGACGTGGTTGCTGTAATACTACTTTGTGTTGTTGGTAAATTAGTCATGATACCTTTCATAAACTCTACTCTTTGATAAGGTTCATATAATCTTTGTAGTTCAGTTTGTCTTTGTGCATCTAGAGCTTGTTGACCAATACCTCTTTGTACCGCTCCTGCTTGCATTTGTGCTTGTATATCAGCTAGACGCATAGCTTGTAGTTGTCCACCTAATTGACCTAAGCCTTGACCTGCAGCTAATTGTGTTTGAGCTTGTAAACCTTGTTGTTGTTGAGCTGCTCCTAATGCAGTTTGAAAACCTTGAGCCATTGATTGACCAATGTTAGATAAAGTTCTTCCTTGTAGTTCTGCTTGTTGTACACCTTCTCTACCACCACCAAAAGCACCCGCAGTAATTGCATTAGCTCCTAGTTTATTTTGCATCATTTGACCTTGTCTTGCAATTTCATCTGTTACATATGATTGATAAGGATTTAAAAATTTTGCTATGTTAGGTCCTGCTGCAGCCGTTTGTTGTGCGCCTTGGTAAGCACCAATACCTTGACCTACTGTACCTTGACCATAACCTGTTTGGCCTGCCATTTTGATACCAGCTTTTTCTAATCCAGAAATACCTGCTACTTGCATACCAGGAATATTAATTGGATTTTGTGCTAACTTAGCAGCTTCATCATATAAGGCTAATTTTCTAGCTTCAACTCCTGGGGCTTCTCTAGTAATACTTGTTTGTGTTCCAGAGCCGCCTCCGCCTCCGCCACCTCCGAATATACTCATTAGTTTAACTCCTTTTCAAATTCAACATGTTTAGACTTATATCCATATTTAGGCATAACTTTTTTATAACCTGGTCTCATATAAGCTTTAATTTTTTTACATCCGTTTGTTTTTGCAAACTGTTCTAAAGTATTAATTAATTTTTCTTCCCATAAATTCATTTTTTTACCTGTACATATTAAACCTTGTAATTCTTTAAAATTAGGATTTTCAAATATTCTTGTAGTAACAACACCATAAACTTTATTTGACTCTCCTTCTTCCGAACCAAATATTAAAAACAATTGATTATCACCGGATAACAAAAGTTCTTTTATATCTTCTGGTTCAGCATAACGTCCACTGTATACTAAAGCCTCTGCAATCATAAAATGAACTAATGACCAAATATCCTCTACCTTTGAAGGTATAATTGGTAATACTTCAATATCGTTTTTAATTATCTTTTCTGCTTGCATTGACTATATCATAAATACGTTTAAATTTTTTTTGTTGATCATAAAAAAAATCAGCTCCTGCTTTTCTCATGTTCTTAAAACTTTTTGGATCGGCTCCAGATAATATGCCTGCTCCTAAAACAGCATCTGCTCGTGATACAAATTCACCATCAGCTAATTGAGCTAACATAGTGTCTTCATCTTTGTTGCCATTACCTGATCCGTCTTCTACATAACCCTCAGCTCTTACATAGTTATTATAATCGTTTTCATTATGGTCTGTTTTTGATGGTAAATAATTAACACCACCTTTATTAAATTTTGGTAAAGCAGTTGCAAGTCCACCTTGATTTGCATAAAACATATTATCATTAATAGTATCTTTTAATGTAGGTCTAGCATTTTTTGCTGGTACAAAAGCACCAGAAAGTTTATCAGCTTCTTCTGCATAAGCTTCATCGTAGTCTTCTTGGGTAATCATAGGTTCATCTACTTCTTCTTCAGCTAGAAGAGGTAGTACACTTGATGCAATTAACGCAGTTTGCATTTTGTTTTGTTTAGCTTTTTCTAATAGACCCTCTAATCCAGTTTTATTTAATCCTTCAAATGCTTTCGCTTTTTTAAACTCTCCCACTAAACCAGAAGTTTCTTTTAATTGTGCAGGACTTTTAAATTGAGCACCTACCATTTCTTTTTTAAATTGTGGTATTTTTCCTAATTCACCCAAACGAGGATCTCCTGCTGTAGGAGTTCCCATAATACTTGAGAAAGGTGCACTGCCACCTCCCATACCTAATGCATAAGAACCACCCCCAATAAGAGCTGCACTTTGTAGTGCTTTCTTTGTTGATTTGCCTCTAAGTTTTTGTATGCCAAATGTGGCTAATGCTAATGTAAATGGATCCATAGTCTATTTCTTTAATTATAGACAATATTACCATTTTACTTGCTTGGTTTCAACTCATCCACAAAACGTCCTTCGTACTGATGTTCACCTACATGGACTATTTTGTCTGTAATATAGGCATGACATTTACCCCCAATATCTTTCCAAAGCTTACAAAAAGAAAAGTCTTCACCAAGATATGTTTTAGTTTTTGGGTCATGGATACAATCAAAAAAATTCCACATATGTGGCTTGTCTACATATTGACCATTTATAACTGTCTTTTGAACAATTGATTTTTCTGGATAATGCTTAATTAATTTATCAAATACAGATCTCTTTATAAGCATACAACCGGTAGGACTATGAGTAACTTCCATAACACCTTTTTCAATTGTTATACCTTTATAATTCGAAACTTTAATCGGGTAAGTATTAAATGCTTTTTTTAAATCATTAGGTGTTTTAATCTTATCTTCTTTTATTAGATCCATGGCTTTATCCCACATAATTGTTTTTAGAGGATAAGGAATAGATATTATGTCCTTATCTTTATCAATCATTTTAAATATTGACTCAGGGTTAAAATAAATGTCAGAATCAATAAATAACATATGTGAATAATTTGATTCTAAGAAACCAGATACACATAAATTTCTACCTTGTGTTACTAATGAAGACTTCATTAATTGAAATTTTATTTTTGTTTTTTTCTGTAAAGCTAGTTTTTGTAATTCAAGTAAAGCTTGAGTATAATGTATAGAACACTCACTATGCACAGGGGTTGCTAAAAATATAGAATGAGGTGAAATACCATTTGATTTAGTTTCTTCCTTCCACATTGGTGTAATTGCTTTATCAAAAGGTTTTGTTTCTATTTCTACTTCCTTAACTGTTTGATATGTATCTTCGTTTACAAAAGTTTTATTTTCGCTCATTCAGGGCTCCTTGTAAAAAGTTTGTCCATTCTTGTCCTTTTTTATTCCAATTATAAAATCTTTTATAGAATTTTTGTTGTTCATTTAAATGGTCTTGTATGTAATCTTCATGTAAATATGTTGATGCAACTTTAATTGCTTCAGCAGTGCTTTGAGCCATAATTTCATAATCATCAGTGTAATTTATATATACAGGCCATTCGGCACAAGTTTCATATAATGCACCAAAGTTATTTGTTATTACATGTAAGCCTGCTGCCAAAGGTTCTAAAGCAGATGCACAAAAAGTTTCTTCAAATATACTTGGATAAACAAATAAATCATAATCAGTTATGTGTTCTAAAATATATTCATTTGGTTTGTAACCAATGTAATTTACATTTTTTAATTTATGTGCTTGATCATAAAGTGGTTTAAATAATTGATCATGGCTAGATTCAAATTCACTACCATAAATTTTTCCAGAGCTGTAAACATCTAATGTTATATTTGGATCATCTATTTCTTGCATAGCCCTTAATAAAACATTTAAACCTCTCCATGGCGTGCATTGATGAATTATTTTTATCGGATCACCTTTTTTATAAACTTTTCTTTTTGGAAAATTGTTTATACCGTTTTTTATTACTATAGATTTTTCAGTTGGTATATCAAAATAATATCTAAACTTTTCATAGTTCCAATTACTATTAAATACATACCAATCATATTCATCATGCCTATCTTTATTTCTAAAAAAAGATTGCAAATTTGGTTGATCGTAAGAATTTTTTTGCCAAAGTATATTTAATTTTTTTGGATCTAAAGGAACTTTGCCTGGTATAGATGTACATATTTGTACTTGATCTAACAGTTCTTTTGAAACATGCTTTTCTAGAAGCTCCATTTGTAATTCAGTAGCTCCTCTTGGTTCCATTATTTTTTTGTTTCTGCGCCTAGGGTTACTCTTGTTACAGTTATTTCGAGGTCTTGTCTAAAATCATTTTCAGTAGTATCAGTATTGGGATCAGCAACATCAAGATTAAAATGCTCTTTGCTATCATATACTTTTCCCGTTCTTTTATTTTTAATAATTTCTTTTGCTACCGCAGGTATTTTATGAGGATCTTTGATCATTGTCTACGTCCTTGTCTATTATATTTTTTATTATGTTGCAACTTTTTTTTCTTATTTAAATTTTTACAATGTCTTCGAGGTCTTTTTCTAGGTTTATCTCTTTCTACAAAATCTTTAAATTTTCTAGCCATTTTCCTGTGATCTATCTATTAAGGCATAACTAATAGCACCTGTAATAGTATTTGCACTAGCCGCTTGTATTTTTAAAACATCACTAGCTTCCATATTTAAACTTGATAATACTAAATTAGTAAAATTTTTATTAAGTTGTGAATGACTTATTTCAACATCTGATCCTCCACTCTTTTGCAAAAAAGCGTCTACATCTACATTAGATGCAGTCTTATGATTTGCTTGTAAAGATTTTACAATTATAGTTGCATCTGCAGGACATGTAAGAATAGTAGTCTTATCAGTCGTTGTTAAATCAAATGTTTCACTTTTATATCTTATTGTCATTGCATAAAGTAATTAAACGAATCTTGTTCGTTTTTCAAGTCTTGTTGATAAGAAGTATTTAATTGATTTTCAATTGTAGCCAATCCTTGGTTAATTTGTCTAAAACCTTCTACACTATACTCTTGTGGTGGTTCGGGTACATATACGTTAATTTTTGCCATTATCTTCTACCATCTGGTTTAACATCAGCTCTAAATGTTCCAAATCTCCATGTTTCATTTGTAGCTGTATTTTCAATTTTAATGTTAGCTAATCTTCCTCTAGCTCTTGTATCTATTTTTTGTGTTGAAGATGATATAGTAAAAGGACCAAGCTGTGAAGAAGAACCAGAGTCAATTGGAAAATTTTTAAGAAATATTGTTACTTTTGCATTTCCTTGTAGATTTTTAAAATCTGGTAAAAATCTACTTAGTCGTAACATATATTCTCCATCTCCATCAGTAGGTAAATCAAAATCTCCAGATTGTATAAACGCAGCTATAGCAGTGGTTGTTCCATTAAGTGCGATTTCGTTAGTGCCTACTTCTTGTGCAAAATAAAGAGTTGAGCCAAAAGTATTGGTTGCTCCACTTAAAATAGGTAATGAAGGTGTCCCTGATGTATTGTATTCAGTTGCATAAGGTACATCATATGTGCTTGCATCTGCATAAGAACTTCTAGCTAATGTCATTGTCGACCAAGTATTTTCAACATAATTATAAACAACAGATCTATTATTTTGTGTAGCTGGATTTCCAGATGGTGTACCTGCAGGATAAAACCAAATAATTTCGTTAAATAAAGAATTATGAGAACCATAAATAATTTCATTAGAAGAGTAATTAATACCAACATTTGATCCGGTAGTCGTGAATACAAAATCTTCTACAAGTGACGGCAGTAATTTAACCGTACCATCAAATACAAAAAAACCTCCACCTGCTCCCATCCAAAATACTTTACCGTCCGCATAAACAGTTGCATGTTGTCCTATACATCCACAGTTAGATCCTACTTGTCTAATAGAAAATGTAAAGGGAGGACCAACAAATTGCATAGTATAAGCTGCTTGGTCTGTTAAAATTAAGTTATAATCTTTACCTGATACTGCTGCTACAATTTTATTACCTGTATCTAATCTAAAGGTACCTGCAGTATTAACTGATGTTGGTTGATAAACACTATAATTTTCTTGGTCACTAAACCTAATAAACATAGGATCTTGTGTTGTCGTATCACCTATTGTTGTTTCAGTTCCAAAATGAACAACGTGTCTATCTCTATCAGAAGTAATTGTAAGTCTTGTTTTTGTAGGAGCTCCAGTCATAATAGTTGCTCTTACTGTTAAAGGATTTGATACAGCTGGGTTCCATACAAACGTTTTACCATCTTTAACTGTAGCAATTAATTGTGCACCAAAATTATCTAGTGACCATGTTCCAGGATCAAGTATAAGTGTAGAACTAGTTGTAGCAGATCCCCATGTTCCTCTACTCCATGTACCTGTACCCCAACCATAACCATAAGTTTGTATTGTAGGACCAATTTCTTCATATGGGTTAATAGTAGCTCCACCTGCAGTAGACATACCAGTGCCTGTTTCGTTTGTCTTCATTTGAATTGTAAATGTACTTGTTGTAGGAACTGTTAAAATTTCAAAAGTAAAATCAGTAAAGTTAGCTGTTGTATAACCAGTTGCTCCTCCTCCTGGGAGTGTGACCGAAGTAAATGTAATATACTCTCCGACATCGAGTCCGTGACTTGATTTTGTAACTGTAACTGTATTTGAGTTTTGTGTAGATGTAAATGTTGCTCCAGTAATTGCTGTAGCTAACGGAGTAATATCATAAAATTTATCTTCATAATAAATGTATAATGCTTTTGATGTACCTAATGCTGCATATCTTCTACCTTCTAAATCTGTCCAAGTGTGTTGTGCACGTGTAGGACCAGATATTGTATCAGTTCCTATAGCAGTAAAGCCACCAATTTTTTCTGGTTGTCCATATCTAAATCTTACAAAATCACCATCTATCCACTGACCTTCTGCGCCTGATGGTGTATCTGCTTTGTTAAATCCTGGGACTATTTGTACATTTCTTAAAGGCATAAGCCATTTTACAACATTTTAAAGCTTTATCCAAGTCGCAGGGTTAGGTATTAAAATCTCGCTTACTTTATTCTTTTCAGAAGTCATAATAATATCACCACTTATTGATATCCTTGGAGACTTTTCTTCTGTTTTTTGAGTTCCGTGTTTCAAGGAACTTGGAAATATAACTAATTGACCAGGCTCATTATTTATTAATAAATTTTGATGATTTGATTCATTCCACTCTGTAGCTTCTGGCATGTAAAATCTTTGTGACGGTTCATAAAATGTAATAGATGAATGGTTTTGATTTTTAAGAACATAGTAAACAAAACTAAAATGACTAGCACCATGATCGTGAGCCGATATATGATCTCCTTTGTCAGTGTATGCAACCCATGATTTTGTAATAAAATAATTAACGTTCTTATATTTTAATTTATTTAAAAATGAATTTAAATTTATTTTAAGTTCGTTAAAAAAATTATTAAATTTTTTATTTAATTGTAGTTGATCACCATATAAAGATTCAAAAGAGTCTAATTGTCCTGACTTATCAGATGTAAAAGAAAACCCTGTTTGGTGTGATTTGTAATATTTATTTCTATATTCTGGAGGACAAATATCTTTTTCAATTATAGGTATTAGTTCTTTATTTATTTCTTCAAAGTTATTTAATTTTGATATACCAATAAGTGAGCCAAGAATCCTAGCTGTCTCCATTTAAAACACCTTTAGTGTCAAACCAAATATAACTATTTAGTTTAGATAATAATTTTTCCATATCATTATCCTTTACCACATATACAAGTGTTTCTGTACAAAAATCTTTTATAGCTTCGTATCTATGATGACCATCAATTAACACATTGTTATTAACAACTAATGGACATAATAAACCATTTAACTTAATATCAATTTCTAGTTGATCTATAAGTTCTTGGTTATTATTAGATTGATTTGGTTTAATATCTTTTAATTTATATCTTTGAAGTATTGAATAAAATACAATTTTTTTAGGTTTGAGAAACACCTATTGTACACGAATAAATCTATATTGAATTTCTCCACTACCACCATTACCACCACTTGTACGGCCAATGTTAGTTTGTGCGGCTCCTCCACCACCACCAGAGCCTCGTGTTCCAGCTGTTCCATTTGTACCAGATCCTGAAGAAGATCCTCCAGTTCCGCCTGCAACATTTCCAGAATAAGAATCAGCACCATCAGCTCCACCAATTCGACAGTTGTCTCCACCACAGTTACCGTTACCCGTTATATCTCCAACAGCACCGTTACCAGATTGATTAAAAGTTCCAACTGGTCCACCATTTAAGCTTGATACATTTACATTTGTACCACTTGAGTTTTTAAAAGTTCCGGAGGTAATTGCAGTTGCAATACCTGAAGCAGTTCCTGCTGTACCTGCTGTGTTAGTTCTTAAAGGTCCTTTAACACCTCCGTTTAATCCACTTGATCCACCACCGCCACCAAGAGTAAATAAAGCTCCTGCACTTGATCCAGATAATGTAGTGCTTGCTCCACCACTTGCTGAAAGACTAAATTGATTACCGCTGTTATTTGCAGCTCCACCAGCACCAATAGAAAAACTTATCGTTTCTCCTGCCGTAACACTAAAGACTTTATCTGATATAAATGCACCAGACCCGCCACCAGGTCCTTGTGATTCACCTCCTGCTTTATCATAATCGGCTCCTTTAATAGATCCACCACCTCCACCAACTGCAGCTTGAATATGGATTGCGTTAGCTTGAGCAGGAACTGTAAATGTTCCTGAACCTGAAGACTCTGTTACGAAAGACGTAGCTCTAAATGCACTGAATACTAGTTTCCAAACTCCTGAAACTTTACCATAAATTTCATCAGCTTCTTGCCAAGCGCCTGATACTTTTGCATAAGCATTTTGTATTTCTTGAAATGTTCCTGATACTTTGCCATAGGTATTAGCCATTTAAACTCCTATGAATATTTAAACCAAATGTCTCCATCATTACCTCCTGAAGGGGAAGATGTACTAATTGTAAATTTTCTTTCAAGCTTTGCAGCAGTTACAGCATTATCTGCTATTTTAGCCGTTGTTACATTAACATTTGAAATGTTAGAGGTTTGTATAGCATTACTTGCTATTTGTGCGTTTTCAACTGCATCATTTGCTATCTTTGCATTCGTCACTGCATCATCAGCAATTTGAGTTGTTCCAATAGTTCCTCCTAAAGAGTCTAAAGAAATTTCTGTTAAGTTAGTTCCGTTAGAATATGCTGCATATATTTTAGCTGCATCAATAGTAAAACCAGATCCAGAAGCAGTTTTAATTGTAAGGTTAGTAGGATTAGTTATAGATGTACAATCAAATATATAAAATTTTTCTATTGAATCTGGTATAGTAACTGTTGTTGCACCAGATAATGTAATGGTAGCAAATTTAATAACCATATTTCTTGCAGTAGAAATAGAAGCATTACTCATAACTAAAGCAGTTGTAGAACCACTTGAAAGTGAGATTGATTGAACGCCTGCTATTGCTTGTTGTACAAGTTCTAGATTTGTATTTGTTTTAGTTCCCCATGTACCCGAGTTTTCACCCGTAGCCATAAGTTCAAGTTTAAGATCTGACGAAAATGTTGATGCCATAATTTTGTATTATACCTTGTTTAAGCAGCCTTATCAACTTCAGTCCAAGTATTAGATACACCTTTACTTACTTCTGTCCAAGTATTTGTTACACCTGGATCTATTACTGCCCATGCAGTTATGAAAGGAATACCAACACTTCCTGTTAACTGTATTCCTGTAGGAGTAACATTTGCATTTCCTGTAATTGATGCGATACTGCCAACTGATGTAGTTAACTGGTTTCCAGTAACCGAGATTATTGAGTTTGGAGTAATTGTCGATTGTCCAAGACCCGCTGTAATTTGTTGTCCATTTAGTGTTACTGCAACATCTATTTTGACACTTGTTGAACCAATAGAAGTATCTATTGCATGATCAACACCCGTTACAATAGTTACATTACCTCCTGCACTTACAGAATAAGTACCAATAGTAAATCCTAATTGTTGTCCACCTAAAGTTACCTCAACATTAGGTAATATTTGTTGACCAATACTAGAATTTAATTGTATACCAGTTAAGGCTACGTTAGCATTAGTTCCGCCTAATGCTGCAATGGGTGATTGTGCTAATGCCGTTATCCCAAGCATTGATTAAGATCCTTTTTTCAATTCGTCTATTTCTGCTTTTAATTCTTTAATTGCATTGACTAATATTGGTACAAATTTAGCATATTGAATACCATATTGTTTTCCATCATTAGTAATATTGACTGTTAAATTAGTTTTATTATCTTTATTATATCCAGCTTCTATTTCTAATGCTTCAACTTCTTGTGCCTTAAAACCAATGTCTAACCAATCTTCTTTGTGAGTACCATCATTGACTACTGTATCTAAATCTGTTGTTTCTCTATCTTTATCAGCAACATATTTAATTCTTTTATCCCATTTATAAGTAACAGGGTTTAATTTATTTACAAAATCTAAACCTAAATTTAAATTGTTAAAATCTGTTTTATCTCTTTGGTCAGAAGCTACTGTCCAATCTACTTGAATATTAGCTTTACTAATATTTTCATCTCCAAGAACAATTTCATTACTACCTGTTGTAATTATACCACCAGGAGAACCTGTTCTACCAGCGTCATGTCCTAATAAAAGATTATTACTACCTGTTGTTAAAGATATACCAGCGGAAGCACCAGCTGTTGTATTATTTGAACCTGTTGTTAATATTGGAGAACTACCATTACCCAGTGCTGTATTTGTAGAACCTGATGTAAGTGCATTTAAAGTATAATAACCAACACTTGTATTTCCAGCTCCTGTTACTGCTGCAGCCATTACATCTCGACCAACACCTGTATTTTCATTTCCTGATGTAACTCCACTTAATGTACTATGACCTACTGCTGTGTTTGAATGACCTGTGGTGTTAAATAATGCACTACCACCTACTGCTGTGTTACACCCACCTGTTGTAGTTGTATTGAGAGAATTGTGTCCATAAGCTGTGTTACCGTCTGCTTCCGTATTATTTTGTAAAGACTGTCTTCCCATTGCAGTGTTGACTGTTCCTGTGGTATTATCCTTTAAAGCCTCAAAACCTACTGCTGTGTTATTATCTGCTGTTGTGTTATTTGCTAAAGCATTCATTCCTAGTGCAGTATTGTTCGAAGCTGTTGTGTTTTTTTCTAATGCATTTTGACCAATAGCTGTATTACAACCAGCTGTATTACATCTTAGTGAATCTTGACCCATAGAGGTATTAGAATTAGAAGTTTGATTTGCAAATCCTGAACGTAAACCAACAGCAGTATTACCACCACCTGTTGTGTTAGCACATAGCGAACAAGTTCCAACAGCTGTATTACCGGAAGCTGTCGAATTTAATAGTAAAGCATTTACACCAATTGCTGTATTATTAGAACCTGTACTAGTTGTTAAAGCATCTACACCAACTGCAGTATTACAATCTCCATCACCAACAGTCGCTAAAGCACTTTTACCAACTGCTGTATTTTTTTCTCCTGTGGTATTGCTATTAAGAGCAAAAGGACCAATAGCTGTGATATTAGTCGCTGTTGTATTGTTGTATAATGCTCTTCTGCCGATTGCTATGTTATCAACTCCTGTAGTGTTACTATATAAGGGTTGATAACCCATTGCTATGTTACAGCCACCAGATGATAAATTAACATAACCTTGATAAGCAACACCAATATTACAATGTCCTGTTATTGTTGCTTGACCAATACCTTGACCGATTAAAATATTTCCATTTCCTGTAGTTAAACCACAACCAGCTCTTTCACCTACTCCTATATTTGAATCTCCTGTTGTTTGGGATCTTAAAGCACAAATTCCAACTGCTACAGTACTTCCACCTGTGGTGTTAGAGCATAAAGATTGTGTACCAATTGAGGTGTTTTTTGTTCCCTCTGCATTAGCAAATAAAGAACATTTACCCATAGCCACATTATTTACACCAGATGTATTAGCTTTCAGAGAATCTCTACCAACTGCTGTATTGTTACTACCATTGTTGTTTAAAAGTGCTTGAAAACCTATTGCTGTACTATTTGAAGATGTTGAAGCAGATTGTAAAGCTGAACCACCAACTGCTACGTTAGAAGAACCTGTTTGGTTAGCACAAAGAGATAGAGAACCCACTGCTGTGTTGTCTGAGGCTGTTGTGTTAGCTCTTAAAGAATTATGACCTACTGCAACATTGTTTGTACCTTCTGTTGTGCTAAGCATAGAGTTCATACCTAAAGCAGTATTTAAAGTTCCTGTTGTACTTGATGAAAGAGCAAGATAACCAAAAGCAGAATTGGAAATTCCAGTTGTTTGAGCGCATAATGCACAATTACCCACTGCTGTATTATAAGATGCTGTAGTTGCACTTCTTAAAGAAAGAGTTCCTAGTGAGGTATTTTCAGCGCCTGTTATATTAGCCGTTAAAGCACAGAAACCAACAGCTGTATTATTATCTGCTGTTGTATTAGCATCTAAAGCAAATGTTCCCACTGCTGTATTATTATCTCCTGATTGATTAACAACTAAAGCTTCATGACCTACTGCTACATTAGAATTACCTGTATTAGTTCGAAGTGAATCTTTACCTACTGCTATGTTGCAAGAACCCGTTGTTAAAGTACATAATGCTCTATTTCCTAATGCTACGTTGTCATCTCCTGTAGTAAGTTTTTCAAGTGCTTGATTACCAACTGCTACATTTCTTTCAGCGCCAGCTTGAATTGCATTAAAAGTAGTATCTCCTAATGCAGTATTAGTAGTTCCTGTTGGATAGTTACCATCTAGTTTGATTGTGCCACCATCTATACTAATATTACCTGCAATAGTTAAGCCATCTCCAGTAATTGTGCCTGTAACATCTAATGCGGTCGCTGGATTTGTATTTTTAATTCCAACATTTTCTGAACTATCAATAGTTATTGCAACGGATGTTGCATTGTCATCAATACCTGTAGAAGTAAATCCAGAAACTGAGCCTTGTATATTTAATGCGACTCCAGATGGTATAGTAAAGGTATCACCACTGTCCCCCATTGTGACAGTGGTCCCAGATCTCGGGCTAAATTTGTTTACCTTTATTTCACTCATCTATTTCTTTTTTTCTTTTTTTACTTCTTCAGGTAGATTTGCTTTTAAAATATCCATGTAATGTTTTAACAAAATTTCATTATGAGAAAACTCTACTCTTAAATTATTTTGTTTTTGACTAATACCTTGAATATTATTTAACGCAGCTTTCCCGTCATCTGAAAGCTTAGTTTCATCGTATTGTTTGTCATCAATTGTGATCATTAGATCTCCTAGCTTGCTGTGTGAGCTTTA